GTGGTGAGGTAAACATACTTACACCTACGGCTTCAATAACTGTACAAGGTACGGCATTTACAGGTACAGTAGATGTAAATGGTGCTACAACGATTACTTTATTACCTGATAGTGCAGGTGCAGTAGGACAGATCAACGTTTCTAATGACGCAGGTACAGTAAATCTAAACCGAGCATATTCATCTATTACAGTTGTTGCTACAGATGTTTTAATCAAACCACCTAAAGTATTAACACCAAATGTTATCAATAATCTATTTGGTTTAGATTCTAATAGTGATGAGATAGACGATAACAATGACGATCAAAGAAATAGAAAACAATCTTTTGATGATCTTGATGGTTTAGAAATGAATAGTAATGATGATGGACCTAAACAAGAAACTTTTGAGATTATTACAGATGATGGTTTACAAATGAATTCAAATGATTCTGTTGATATAGGTTCTCCAGGAACAGAGGCAACTTTAGATGTTAAGTCAAGTGAAGAAATTGCAGTTGACCAATCATTATCTGAAGCGTCAACAGACATTGATACATCTTACTATGATGAGTTTGAATCAGACTTAAAAGAGTGGGGATACATTGACGAAGACAATGAGATATCAGTATGGGATGCCGATGGTGAAAGTAAAATGAATTGGGATGACGCCAAGAAGATGTATGCCGAAATGGATGAAGCATACTTTGACGCCATAGGTTGTGAGTCTAATTGTAATTACGATACGATTGATTGGGATAGTATTGATTGGGATAATGTCGATTGGGAATCATATGATGAGGCATACAACGATACACTAGAGAAATACGGATTGACTTCTTATGACATGAAAGCCGCAGAGGTTGATGTAGTTGCAGAAGTTGAACAAGAAACAGAGGCAGGATCAGAAGGTTATACTTGGGAAGATTTCTATATGGATGACGCCTATTATAGTAATTCTGAATATATTAATAACGGTGGTCCACCAACATTGACAGTAGAAAACTATTGTATGTACAATGATTATGATGGTGGTTGGTGTAATCAAGAGTATATTGATTATCTAAATGATTTTTATGATGATGACTGGACATTAAAAGTTAAAGAAGACTCTTGGACTGATAAGAGTAAAGAGATATTTGGTAAGTTGTATGGTTGGTGTGGCACATGGCCGAATTATAAAATGTGTGACGATCAACCTAAACCTTGGAAGTTAGGTAAACTAAAACAAAAATACATTACAGACTGGTCATGGGATGATTGGGATATATATTGGGATGCAGTATATGATTGGTATTACTACGGTATAGAATATGATGATGGTAGTGAAAACGAGTTGACACTTGAAGAAGAATATAGTTATGAAGATGATTTTGATATAGACCCAGAGTTAGCAGAATGGTTAGCAGATATAGATAATGAATGGGATTGTGAATGGTATGGTTACTATTGGAATGATGGTAACTCTACTTGTGGTACTGAATATGTTGCAGTAGAAGAAACAAAAGTAAATGTCACTGGTGAGGTATTAAACTTTTTAACAGGAGAAATTACACAAACAACTGAAACATCTACCTTGACAGTAAGTTCAACGACAACAGGTAGATTATCTACGACTGGTAATGATTATGACGCTTCAGTATCTACATCTGGTGCCTATTCAATATTAGATAGAACACTTAATAGTAAACATAGAGCATATGTTAAGGTACAAACATCAAAAGAAGCAGATATACAGATCATGCAACATGATAGTGTTGGTGGTATTATGGAAGCACAGAATACAGTAGTCGGTGACGCCAATACAAACAATATCACTATCATACAATCAGACTAAATAGTTATATGAATAAATTTACATCCACATGGGCCGTGGTTGTGAGTGTGGTTATATTATTAGGATTGAAGTTATATAATCCCTTGCCCCTACAAACCCTAGAGTTAAAAACATTTGATCTATATCAGAAGTTTGGTAATAACTACGAGTCTAAAAGTCTTGTATTGTTAGATATATCAGATGAGGCATTAACGAAAGAAGGTCAATGGCCTTGGAAAAGAGATAAACTAGGTCGTGCTATAGTTAATGCATATAGAAATGGTGCCGCTCTAGTCTTTTTAAATGTAGTCTTTGTTCATAAAGATAGACTTGGTGGTGATGAAAAGTTTTTAAAGATGATAAGTAAATACCCTATCATACTTACCGAAACAAGTCAAGCAAAAAATCTAATCAGTATAAAAAGAAAAGCATTAGCAGTAGGTGATGTAGAAGTACCTATTGATGTTGATGGTACAATACGAAAATTACCGCTTGACAATTCTGTGCCAAGTGTTATACTGAACGTCATAAAGTTTCCTATACCAGATCAGAAAGACATATGGATTGATTTCAGACATAAGATAACTAGAATAGATTATGCAGATAAAGACTGGTCATCTATGAAAGGTAAGATAGTATTCATAGGTGCTACTTTTCAAGGTTCTACTTTTGTTCTCACACCTAACGGTCTTAAAAATACACACGAGATCATGGCATTGTCAACAGAAACATTGCTATCAGGTAAGTTTATAACAAGACCTGAGTGGGCAATATATACAGAATTTGCAGTAATGATTATAGGCATGGGTCTATTCTTATTCTTTATACCTAGATTAGGTTTAGTAATGTCACTAGTGCCATTCATACTATACAATACTTTCATCATCTTGTCAAGCTTTTATTTGTTCAACACATATTTGTGCTTGACAAACTGGTCTTATCCTGTTATAATGGGCGCTATAATATTCTTGCATTTAATCTATAACAACTTTGCTAGAGAAAATAGGTTAAAGTTGCAGATCAAGAAACAGTTTGAACATTATCTATCACCTGATATGGTCAAGAAACTACAAGACAATCCTAGTCTATTGAAACTAGGTGGCGAAACAAGAGAGTTGACTTTTCTATTTTGTGATATAAGAGGGTTTACTCCTATTTCAGAAAAGTATAAATCAGACCCACAAGGATTAACAAAACTTATCAATTCATTTCTAACTCCCATGACAGATATCATATTAAAATCAGGTGGTACAATAGATAAGTACATGGGCGATTGCATTATGGCGTTCTGGAATGCACCACTAGACTGTGCCGATCATCAAAAGAAAGCAATACTTGTTGCAAAAACTATGAGAGAAAGAATGAAGAAGTTAGACTTAGGTTTCAACATAGGTATCGGTATCAATAGTGGTACGGCAGTCGTAGGTAATATGGGAAGTGAACAAAGATTTGACTATTCTGTATTAGGTGACGCAGTAAATCTAGCAAGTAGATTAGAAGGTCAAAGTAAAGAGTTTAATACAACGATTGTAATAGGTGAAGACACATATAAAAATGCAGAAGAATTACATAAAAGAATGTATAAATTAGGTAGTGTAACCGTAAAGGGTAAAACAAATAAGGTTAAGATATACTCAATTAAATGATATAAATAGTAGTATGGCAACGGTATTTGATAAGATATTAGACACTACAACAGGTCCTAAATCATACAACTGGTACAGAAAAAAAGTATCAGATATGACAACACCTGGTGCAAGAAGTTTAATTAGAAAAGGTAAAGCTACATTAAGACCTAAGTATGGTGTTATGAATCTTTTTGGTTATGACCCTAAACATAAAGATAGACTACCTTACTATGATACTTTTCCATTAATATTTCCTTTAGAACCAGCAAAAGGTGGTTTTATAGGATTAAACTTTCATTATCTACCACCTCTTGCGAGAGTGCGATTTTTGAGAAGTTTAGCAGGAACAGCTAGTAATAAAAAATTTGATAAAAGTACAAGATACAATATTAATTGGCGAAACAATACTTTTATGAAGAAGACAGCAAAACATTATTTGTTCAATCATGTAAGAACATCATTTTTGAACATCACAGCAGATGAAATGGCGATTGCAATATTTCTACCTGTTGCAAGATTTAAAAAAGGAAGTCCGTACTAATGGCAATTTTTAGAGCAGGTAAAAGAATAGGTCCGTTTGATATACGAGGTGGTATAGGAAGAGGTGACTTTAAGTCTAGTGCTTATCATAAAACAGATAGAGATCCTAGATTTAAAATGCAAGCTAATCCTGAAAACACTATTGGTCGTTTCAGAGCAGCGATGGCTTCAGCAGAGGGTTATTCAAGACCTTCAAGATTTGCAGTAAGAATATTTCCACCTAGTAATTTACATCAATTAATTGCTAATCAAAATGAAACTACAAATGCAGACGGTGTGACTTATGATAATGAAATGTACAATGGCACTGGTCAAGTTGCAGGATTAGTTGATGGTGGTGTAATGAATTCACTAAATCAAACTATTGGTAGACAACTTAATATACATTGTGATTCAGTCACAATGCCTGGTGTAGATTTAACAACACAAGAGATACAGTATGGATCAGAACCTACTAGAAATATGGTTACAGGTCATCAATTTGCTGGTAATATAGTTGCTACTTTTTATGCAGATAAATATTTGAGAGAAAGACAATTCTTTGAACAATGGCAAAAACTTGCAGTAAATACAATATCACATAAGGCAAACTATTATAACAATTACATTGGTAAAATGCATATATACCAATTAGGTGCAGATAGTGAACAAGATAGAGATATGCCGACTTATGCTATTGAAGCAGTTGATGTATATCCTGAAAAAATAGGTACACTAGATTATAGTTATTCTTCTACTAATGCTGCTAACAAGATAACTATTGAGTTCTCATACAAACAATGGTTTAATATGGGCCAAGAAAGTGCAAGAGGACTAGAGTTTGGTCATGCAATGCAGACAGCAGCTAACGTTAAGGCAAGAACACCAGGACTATTTGGTAAACTACCTCCTTCTCTACAAAGAGCAGGAAAAGACATATTCCAACAAGGGCGAACAGTATTGAACCCGATAGGAAGAATATTTAAGGGGAAAGTTTTCCCACCATTTACATAATTTTATATAATAAAGGAGGATAAATTATGGCGCTACCTAAACTGACAACTCCAACATATGAGTTGGAAATACCATCAACAGACGAGAAAATAAAGTTTCGTCCGTTCTTGGTTAAAGAAGAAAAAATATTAATGATGGCAATGGAAAGTAAGTCAAGTGCTGACATTACTCAGGCCGTTAAGGATATTGTATTAGAATGTACTTTCAACAAAGTTAAAATAGACGATATGCCTATGTTTGATGTTGAATATATATTCTTACAGATAAGATCAAAGTCTGTTGGCGAAGTTTCTAAACTGAAACTACTATGCCCAGATGATAAAAAGACTTATGCTGATGTAGAATTAGACTTAAATGAGGTTAAAGTTCAAGTAGGCGATAACCATACTAATAAGATTGATCTAGGTAATGATATGGGTATGATTATGAAGTATCCTACTATTGATTCTTTTAGTGAAACAGGTATTAGAGATATCACACCTGACAATATGTTAGATGTTATAGGTTCTTGTATTTTACAAATCTTTGAGAAAAAAGGTGAGAAAGTTTATGATACAAAAGATCAGACTAAAAAAGAGGTTACGGATTTTATTGAATCATTGAATACTAAACAATTTAAAGATGTACAACACTTTTTTGAAACTATGCCTAAATTGAAACACGAGATTACATTAAAGAATCCGAAGACTAAAAAAGAGAGTAAAATAATGTTGAACGGACTAAACGATTTTTTCGGGTAGCCCTTTCACATGATAGTTTAGAGAATTATTATAGTACTAATTTCTCTCTAATGCAACATCATAAATATACTCTCACAGATTTAGAGAATATGCTACCTTGGGAAAGGGAAATATATGTAGATATGTTAGTCACATATATTAAGGAAGAGAACGAAAAAGAAAAAAGAAGACAACAGAATCAAAAAGGATAATAACATGGATTTTAATAACGATGGCAAGATAAGTTTTTGGGAGATGTTCCCATACTGGTTCGATAAGTTAAGAATATTCCCTAGAGTATTCATATCAGTTTACATCTATATGTTCTATAATGTAGCAAATTGGTTTATGTCACTACCTGAACCCAACAATGCACAGGCAGGTCTTGTATCTGTTGTAGTGGGTGCTGGGGCAGCATGGTTTGGTTTGTATGTAAACTCGACAGGCAAAGGCGTTGAAACAGTAAGTAGAAACGAAAAAGTAGTAAAATCAACAAAGAATAATCAAATAGGATAATATGGCATTAGGAGCATTAACATTACCATCAGTATCATACTCATTTGACTCTCAAGGAACAGCAATGGTTCCTGTGACAGCAGGTCAAGGTGACAAAGTAATAGGCAAGATAGAGGTTACATCACCTATACAACAAATGTCGGAGTTCTTTGCAGGTATTGATAAGAGTTTAGTTAATCTAGTAACCTTTGCTAAAAAGTCACTTGATCTCGAAGAAGCGGATGCTAGAGAAGATCCTTTAAAAGGTTTAGAAGGTGACGGAAAAGAAGAAGGTGATAAGAAAGGTATGTTAGATGTTCTAAAAGAACAATTTAGTTCTCTATCAGACGCCTTTGGTGAAGTCAGTATTGGTGAGAAATTAGGGGCAGCATTATTAATAGGTGCTCTATTCTTATTTTCACAAATGGAAGAAACAATTACAAAAATTATAGAGAAACTGGTAACAGCATTTCAGTTTGTAAGAGATAAAGTTTTTGGTGATACAGAAAATCCTAATG